CCTGGTCGGTGTCCACCTCTCCAAGCGGCCATACCTCTATCGTAAACTTTTTTTAGAATACCATATGGCATTCCTGATTTCTCAGATTTCTTTTTAAGACCTGCGATTTGTTCGTACATTGCTTTAGCTGGATGTTCTTTATTTTCTTTTTTCATTTTACCCTTTTCTTTATAACCATTTGCAAACGCAGCTTTTCTTTGTGCGTCTGAGGCAAAACCTTCTTTATCTAAAACTTTTTTTGCAATCTCATGGCCTTTTTTAATTGTTTTCTTTTCTAAAGGTGGTTCATCGTTCATAGATTTCTTTGCTTGTGCCATACCAATTGCGTATGCATCATCTTTTTTCATTTCATCTAGTTCTTCACCTAAGATACCTTTTACTACAGATACTTTTAATTTTAATTCTTT